CAATCAAATTTGTTGGAGCAACAGGAACGGTAGTGGGTACACTATCTAACGCAGCTAATGGAATGATATTGGATTCTGGTATAGTAGCAAATGGTAATAGTTCATTTGGTACATCATCATTAGCAATAACATCGGTAACTGGTTCATTAGCAGTTAACGGCAGAATAATAGCAAACTCTATTACAGGTGCAATAGCAGCAACAAACGGAGTAATTAGTGGTTCGTCTCAAGTTGAATTCAATACTATAAACAACAATCCATTCTCACAAAGTGCTACTTCTGTAACGGTTTCTAAAAATATTATACCAACTACATTAACATTGGATTTGGGTAGTGCGGAAAAACCATTTAAAGATTTATATTTATCATCGGCATCATTGTACATCGATGGTACTCAAGTTTTATCATCGACTGCAGCTGAATTAATATTTTCAACCGATACAGGACAATCTATTAAATTTAATGAATTAGGTACAGACAATATTATATTACAGACGGTTGACGGAGACATTGAATTAAAATCTTCAGGTGGTGGTGATGTATTATTAGACCCTACTAATGGTTTGGTTGCAGTAAGAGGTACACTTCAAATTCAAGACGGACATAGAATAACTTCATCAGGAGCTACTTCAATTCTTTTTGGAAATGATGTAATTGTATCCGGTTCAATTACCACAACAGGTAATATAAATGGTGTAAATTTATCAACATTTAGTTCTTCAATCAACACAACTATTAAGAATAAGTTGGATGCGGATGGTGTTATTAGTGGTTCATCTCAAATAACATTGAGTGGAACTACTGGATTTTCAGCATATTCAACATCAGTAGATAGTAGAATTACAACCGAAAAAGGTAGAGTAGATGCAATTTTATCAGCATCAGCTGCAGATAAAGATTCATTTGCAGAAATAGTTGAATTAATTAATTCGGTTGATACAACAAACGACCAATCATTTGCATCATTCTATACTGCAAGTGTTGGTAGATTAAATAATTTAGAATTAACTTCTGCAAGTGTAAACATTTCAGTAAGTAATCTAAATACATATACTGGTTCTAATGATACAACCAATACAACACAAAACACAAGATTAACTGCATTAGAAGCATCTGCATCTACTGCATTATCTACAAATAATACACAAGCTACTTCAATAAGTAATTTAAACTCAGCAACCGCAAGTTTATTAATTGAAACGGCAAATTTAGAATCATTCAGTTCATCTGCATTAACAAGATTATCGGCATTAGAAGTTGAAACATCTAATTTAGAATCATTCACATCTTCAATCAACACAACTATTAAGAGTAAGTTGGATGCAGATGGTGTAATTAGTGGTTCAGCACAATTAACTACAACATTTGATGCTAGATACTTAAATACGGGTGGTGATTCAGTAGTTTCTGGTTCATCTCAAATCGCATTTAGTGGTGTAACCGGTACCGTTTCAAACGCACAATTGGCAAATAGTGCAATTACAATTGCAGGTACATCTACATCATTAGGTGGAACTATTTCAGCAGCAACAATTGGTAACGCAATTGGAGCATTTAGTGGTTCAGCACAAGTAGCACACGATTCAACAACTGGATATTCTGCAAACAGACACATCGACCATACCGCAGTATCAATTTCAGCAGGTAGTGGTTTAAGTGGTGGTGGTGACATAAGTGCAACTAGAACACTTTCTATCGCATCTGGTGGTGTTACAAATGATATGTTAGCTGGTTCAATTGCAAACGCTAAATTAACCAACTCTACCATTTCTGGTATCGCTTTAGGTTCTAACTTAGCAACTTTAACAATTGGTACAGGATTAAGTGGAACATCTTACAATGGTTCGACTGGCGTAACAATTGCAAATACCGGTGTAACTTCGAATGTTGCAGGAACGGGTATTTCAGTAAATAGTGGAACTGGTGCAGTAACAATCACAAATACCGGTGTAACTTCAAATGTTGCAGGAACGGGTGTAACTGTAAGTGGAGGAACCGGAGCAGTAACTATCTCAATCGGACAAGCAGTAGCAACTACATCAAACGTAAGATTTGGTTCAATCGGAGTTGGTATGGATGCAAGTGGAACATCTGGTAGAATTGATGCAGCAAATGACGTTGTAGCATTCTCATCTTCGGATATTCGTTTCAAAGAAAATATCAAAGCAATTGAAAATCCAATTGAAAAAATCAAAAAGATTAGTGGTAACACTTACGATTGGAAAGAAGAAAACAAAATTGAGCACGGATACGAAGGAAATGATGTGGGTGTAATCGCACAAGAAATTGAAGCAGTATTACCTCAATTAGTTCAAACAAGAGAAAGTGGATATAAAGCGGTTAAATACGATAAATTAGTAGCATTATTAATTGAAGGTATTAAAGAACAACAAATCCAAATCGATAATTTAACTATACAAGTAGAAGAATTAAAGAAACAAAAAGGTTTATAATTAATGTATGATGTATACTACACCACCGCTGGAGGACCCTGGTTCAACAGTGGTGCTGATATATGGGTAACTAATTGGATAAAAGAAGTGGCACCTAACTTAGAAGTTAAGCCACTTCTTATTTTCCATAGAAAGAAACCAGATAATTACGAAGAATTTCCGATTGATATTGACCACATTTGGACAACATCAGAAGATGAAATAATAAGTCATTTAAACGATGCAAGAAAGATACACATATTGCATGGACATTATACTCCTACAAGAGCAATTCATCAAAATTTAGAAAAAATTGACTCTATTGTATTTCACAATCTAACAAAGATTTCATTAATTGCACAACAACAAAAAGATGAATATCTTCATTGGTATGGTAACTGGGAATATGAAAATGAATTAATAAACAAAATCAAAAATAAAGTTTGGGTAGGATTATATCATTTTCCATATGAAACGGAAAATTTATATCATATCCCAAATTGTTATGAATTTAAACAAAATAAAGAACTTTCAAACTCAGTAGAATTAGGATATGCAGCAAGAGTTGAAGGTAGAAAGAATGTTGAATATATGGATGGGCTGGGTGGATTCATTTCTACAAATTCAGAAACATTTAACAAATATTATAAGAAAAAATATGGATACAAATTTGAAAAAGCAAAAGTTTACAAGTTTGATTACAAATATAAGGAAAGGTTCTACGAACTTGATTGGGGAATATCTCATTCTTGCTTTGAATTTGAACCATTCGGATACGGAATTTTTGAAGCAGTGGATTGGGGTAAACTTCCAATACTACATGAAAAATGGCACGTACCACTTGATTATAAATACAAAGCGAATGATGCGATATCGTTTAGAGAGACCTACGAAAAAATATGTGAAGATGATTATGAAACCCGTAAAGCAGAGTTTGAAAAACTTAAAAAATGGATGAGTGAAAACTTTTCAAACAAAGATGTATGGAAAGATAAACTTTTAGATATTTATAACCGAGAATAACACTTTACACAATGGCAAGAACAAATTTATCGTTAGGTAATTTATATAGAGCAACAGTTGGTTCGGATAGAACTACACAAGCTTCATCTTTAAATGCAAGAAACGCATCAGCAGGAACAGCAGCATCAATGTTAGAATTTGCCGTTGATTCTATAACAATAAACCAACCAACTTTTACATATATAGTAGAAAGTACATCGGAAACAGCTACCTTCTCATTTGGTTCAGCGGGTTCTTTACATGGAACAAGAGTTGGTAGTGTAGCAGCAAACTACTCTGTAACTTTTGATAATGCAAACTTTTCGGTAGGAACTCCAACATTAGGAGCATCTCCATCGTTTCCAATAACACCTGCAGCAATTAACGCATCTAATTATTCTGAAGCAGAATCCATATTATCAATGAGATATGCGGACGGGTATAATTTAGCAGCAACTAACTATAATTCTACAACAACAAAAAAATTATACGCAGTAGATGTTTATAATACAATTAACCAACCTGACTTTTGTCTATTGTTTGGTACACAAATAGAATTAGCAAATGGTACAATGGTAAATGTTGAAGATTTGAATGTTGGAGATGAAATTAAATCTTGGGTACCTGCAGGATTACCTGATGAAACACAAGACCCTGAGAGTGACCAAGTTGAATGGAGATTTTATCATTCAGAAATTTTATCAGGTTCTGCACAAAATGTAACAGTTAGTGATTTAACTTTCAATTTTGCAGAAGGATATTTCTCACTTAATAATGGTTTAATTAAAGCAACGGAAACGCATCCATTATACGTTTGGGATAATGAAGTTAGTAAATATAAGTTTAAGAATGTAGGCGACATATTACCTGGAGACAGATTGATAATGCAAGATGAAACCGAAGTTGAAGTTTTTAATATAGAAATAGTAAGAGAAGATGTTGAAATTGTAACCGTAAATGTGGAAAATGCCGATGTGTATATTTCAAATGGTTTAATTTCACACAACAAAGGAACAACTACACAACCTTCTATACCTGCAAGTGGTTTAAGGATGTATTTAGACCCATCTAAAGCAGCATCAACAGGAGGAACTACAACCGCAGACTGGTTGGATTTAACTGGATACAATACAGGTCTTAGACCTGCGGGTGTTTCAAACGCAGCAGGAATAAGTGGTGGAAACCCTACATATAATGATGGTTCTGGTAGAATTAATAAGTCTTGGTCATTAGCTACTAATACTTTTTGGTATAAGGATGGTACAACAAACATTAATGGTGGATATACGCAATTTAATACATCGGCATATTCAGTAATAGCTTGGGTTAGATTCACATCACATCCTGGAAATAGCTACTTGAATTTCTTTAATAAACAAACGGGTACTTCAAGTGCAGATAGATTAATATCTTTATATTTAAATTCAAACGGTAGTGGTACATATTTTATTCACGATGGAACAAGTATTCAGTATAATAGTAGTACATTCTCATTATCTACAAATGTTTGGTATATGGTTTCTTATACCGCAGCATTGAATGGTACAAACGTTGGATATTTGGATAAAACATCACAAGGAACGAAGTCAAATGGTTCATTAGATTATACAACATCTGGATTAATTACAGTTGGTGGTAATTTTAGAGAAAATAATTATTATTTCAATGGACAATTAGGACCAGTATTATTTTACAATAGACAATTGAATTCGACAGAAATCGGACAAGTATATGATTATTTCTCACCAACCTACAAATAAAAAATTGTTGTTTTGGATTGAAATACTATATTTATAAGGAGAATTAATAAATTTAAATTAAAGCATATAAAATGGCAGAAAAAATGGTATCACCAGGTGTTTTCACAAAAGAAAACGACCTTTCATTCTTACAACAAGGTGTAGCAGAAATAGGCGCAGCATTCATTGGCCCTTTCTTAGAAGGCCCATTGGTTCCAACAATCGTAAATTCACAAGCTGAATTCGAACAATTATTTGGAGCAGCTGATGGAACATATTATACTCCATTAGCAGTACAAAATTATTTAAGAGAAGCAGGAACTGCAACTATTTGTAGAGTAGCTGGTGTTGGTGGATATACTGCATACAAACCTTTACTATTAACAGTAGCTTCTTCGTCCGTATCCGCTTCGGTTGGTATTTTATTCCCAACGGATAAAAATACATTAACAACTGGATTGAGTGGTTCAGCCGCAACTACTGTAACTGGTAGTTTAGGAAGTGGAGATTTTACAATCTTTATTACAGGTTCAACTAATTTTAGTGGAACATCTTCATTGGATAATTCTGATGTAAATGATATTGAATCTACATTTGGTACATCTCCATTGGGTTCTAAAGGTGCATATGTATATGGTTTCTTTAAAAATCATAACGTTCCATTTGTAGGAGCTACATCATCTTCTTTAACAATATTGGATGACCAATTATTTACATTTGATGCACAAGAAGCATTGACTCCAATGATTAAATCTCAAACTATTTCTGGTGACAGATTTGATTTATTCCAATTTGAAACAATAGGTGCTGGTAATTCTGCAAATACAAAAGTAAAAATAGGTATCACAAATATTAAAGCAGCTGGTAGTGTAAATGGTACTGATTATGGTACATTCACTATTGTTGTTAGAGATTTTGCTGATACGAATAAGAAAAGGAACGTACTAGAAACTTATTCTAATGTAAACTTAGACCCTAACTCACCAAACTATATTAGTAGAGTAATCGGTGATAGAAAATTAACTATTGGAGATGATGGTAAGATGACTGAAACGGGTGATTGGGTTAATAATTCTAAGTATATTAGAATTCAATACTTAAATACATCAGCACCTGTACAAGCCGTACCATTTGGACACGCAGCATATACACTACCAATTTCAGTATCGGCTGGTGTTGGGGCATTAATTCCGACTGCATCATTCGTAACTGCATCAGCAACACAATATGGTGGTATCGATTTAGATTTCAATACTGATAACACAATCTACTTAAAACCAATTCCAACAGGAGCAGGTGTAGGTTCTAATTCAGTATTTGGATTGGATTCAGCAAATGGTGGTACATTATCGGTAGGTTCTTCTTTAGCACAATTCGTTGTAGCATTCCAAAATGGTTTTGATGGCTTCAGCCCAGCAACTCCAATTTATACTGGAACAAATATTACAGCAGGTAACTCACAGGGTTTTAATTTAACAACCGCATTATCTTCGGGTTCAGTAGCATATGGTAAACATATTTCAGCATTATCTAATTCTGACGAATATGATATCAATATGGTAGTAACTCCAGGTGTTATTAGTAGATTGCACTCTTCAGTTGCAACATCTGTTTTAGATATGGTTGAACAAAGAAATGATTGTTTTTATATTTTAGATACAACTGCAGCAGATGATACAAAAGCAATTGCATTATCTCCAAGTTACTACAACGCATCACAAATCGATTCAAATATGGTAGCAACTTACTATCCTTGGATTAAAACAATCGATGTAAACACAAACAAATTAATTACAGTTCCACCATCAGTATTATTACCTGGCGTATTCGCAGCAAACGATAGAGTGGCAGCAGAATGGTTCGCACCAGCCGGTTTAAATAGAGGTGGATTGGTAGGAGCGGTTAGTGTATTAAATAGATTAACTCAATCTGAAAAAGATGATTTATATGAAGGAAAGGTAAACCCAATCGTACAATTCCCAGGACAAGGTATCGTAGTATTCGGACAAAAGACATTACAAGACAAACCATCAGCATTAGATAGAATCAATGTAAGAAGATTGTTATTAACTGTAAGAAAATATATCGCATCTACTTCAAG